AAGATGGTACTATAGGCACTCTCATAGATGCTACAAAGACAGCTGGCTCATATAAGGAATATCAGACTGTTATAGCAGTAGGAGATTCTGTAAGGAGTATAAAGGCAGGAGATGTTGTAAGTATAAATCCTGTGAAATATATGAGGAGAAAATACAATGATAACTCACTCAGGGAAGATTTTGTAGATAATCCTGTCATAGAAGTCAATATACCTACAATAGAACTGAATGGAGTAGAACATTTCCTTATATATGATAATGATGTCTCTTATATTATAGAAGATTATGAGGAAGAGTACATTCCTGATATCCCTATAATAAAACCGAAAAAACCTAAATTAACAATCCCCTCCTAAGAGGGGATTTTGAGTTATGAAGCTAGTAAGAATGGAAGGGTATCAGCTGAAAGTAGCTGATGAGTTGTTATTACTTAAGCCTTTCAGGAAGTTGTATAAGGCTGACAGAACAAAGGAGAAGCAAGGATTCATGGAGTTCTTGACTATTATATACTTTGTATATGACCCAAGAAGTGATTACTCATATATCACTAATGAAAAAGAGAGGATGCAGGAGGTATGTCAGACTAATGGTATTAAGGAACCTAAAATTGGCACAATTGAACAACAGTGCATTGACTTATACAAAAAGCTCACTACTACTATAAGTCAGGAATTACTGCAAAGCACCAAGATAGCTATATCAAAGGTAAGGGAGTTCTTGGAGACTCTTAATCTTAATGATAAAGATGATAAAGGTAAACCTTTATATACTATAAGCAGTGTCACACAAGCTATCAGACAAATACCTCAATTGGCAAAGGATGTGATGGATGCTGAAAAAGCTGTGGCTAAGGAATTGCAGGAGCAGAGTAAAGTAAGGGGAGGAGCAGAATTACATATAATGGAAAATGGAATAGATTTATAATATACTTTTAAATGAATTCCAAACTCCTATAGAGGAGCTTAACCTGGATAAATGTCCTTAGGAAGTCAGAGAGTAGTTCTTTGACTGTCTACTTAATGTTCCTTATATAAAGACACTTACTTCCCCTGACAGAAAAAGGGCAAGGGATTTGCCTAAAGACAATAAGGGAAGGATAATAATAAATGTAACCTAGCCTCATATACTAGAAGACACAGACTATTTCAGACCTAGTGCTATTAAATTCTAGAAAGATGGCAGATATACTGATCTTAGACCTAACCCTAATCCTAACAGTGAGTATGGTAAATGGATAAGAGAGGAAATCAGAAGATGCTATGAGGGTTATGTTAGGGACTATGATGGGGAGTGGATTACTGGGGACATGTATTTCTTCTTGAATTACTGTTAGATACAGTTAGCTGATACTGATGACTAGGGTAACACAATAAGAGTAGTTAGTTTTCCACAGTTCTGGGAAGGGCACTATTATAAATTTCATTACCTGAATCAATGTAGAAATGAAGGACTTCATGCTCTTGAGCTAGCCAGCCGCGGTAGAGGTAAATCTTATTGTGGTGCAGCCATGCTTGCCAAAAGGTTTGTACTAGGAGAATCTGCCAGAGTTAAGGCAAAAGTGCAGTGTCTAGTGACTGCCTCTGAAAAGAAGTATCTTACAGGGGGTAACTAGATTCTTGACATGTTTCAGTATTATATAGACTTCCTTGCTGATAATACCCAATTTCCTTATAAAAGACTTACCTCTTCTCTTGGAAATATGCAGTGGACCATGGGATATATGGATATGAATACAGGTACCAGAAGAGGGACTCAGAATAGTGTTATGGGAATTACCTCAAAGGATGATGAATCAAAGCTTCGTGGTACCAGAGGAGTATTGTATCTTATTGAGGAGGCAGGTACATTCAGTAGGCTTAACAGTTTACTACAGGTGTTAAAGCCTTCAGTGCAAGATGGTAGTGCAGTATGGGGATTGATTTATGTATATGGTACTGCAGGTGATAACGAGTCTGACTTCAGTGCAATGTAGGAGTTTATGTACAATCCAAAGGGCTATGATTTTAAGTCATTGCCTAATGTATATGATAAGGAAGGTCAAGGCGGTAAGGACTTCACATTTTTCTTCCCTGGCTATATGAATATGGCCAGATGCTACAACAAAGATGGTGTCAGTGATGTAACTAAAGCTTTGCTTGAGATATTATTAAGTAGATACAATACCAAGCATAATAGTACTGATCTTAATGCCATTACTAAAAAAATAGCTGAGGTCCCTATTACCCCATAGGAGGCTGTACTTAAGTCCAGAGGCAATATGTTCCCTATAACAGAGCTTAATGAGAGACTTTATGAGATAGACAACAATCCTAATTTCTATGATGACACCTATGTAGGGGACTTAGTGCTTACCAAGGATGGTAAGGTTGAGTTCAGGATTACCAATGATACTGTCATAAGAGACTTCCCTTTGAAAGACAATAAGGCAAAGGGTGCTGTTGAGATATACCAGATGCCTGAGAAAGATAAGGAAGGTAAAGTATATAGGGATAGATATATAATGGGACATGACCCTGTAGACAGTGATGTATCAGGTACTATGTCATTATCATCAACATTTGTACTTGACTTATTTACAGATAAAATAGTTGCGGAGTACACTGGAAGAAGCGAGTTTGCTGATGATAACTATGAAAAGGTAAGATTACTCTGTATGTTCTATAATGCTAAATGTTTGTATGAAAATAATCTCAAGGGATTATATTCTTATTTTAGTAGACTCAACTGTACACACTTACTTGCAGATACTCCTGAGTATCTCAAAGATAAGCAACTAATTAAATCTTCAGGATGGGGTAATGCAGCTAAAGGAGTTACTGCCACAGTGTCCATAAATAATTATGCTAATGAGCTTATAAAAGCATGGTTACTGACACCAGTGCCTACAGTAGTAGAAGATGCTGAAGGCCAAAGAGAAGTTAATGTACATAATCTATATTTTATCAAGAATAGAGCATTATTAAGAGAGTTAATTGCATTTAATCCTTTTGTCAATGTCGACAGAGTAAGAGCTCTTGGCATACTCATGCTGTACAGGGAAGAGAAACTTATATTATATAGAGGAGATGTCAGACATAATTCTTTAAGAGAAGATCCTAATTTTATAGGTAATGACGACTTCTTTACAAGAAATTATGATGAGAAATTTGCAAACAGTAAATTTAATAAAACAAATATATTTTTTAACTAAATTATTTATACTCTTGATAAATTTACTTTTTTGTCCTATCTTTGCTGAAAATTAAATAATTATGGATAATATACAGTTTCCTGCACAACAATTATCAGATGCTGCCAAGACAAGGGCATGGAGAAAAAGATGCGTTGACTTTGCTGATTCAAAACTGCATTTTAACTATGCTTTGGTAAGACACAATATACTACATTAGAAAATTAACTATGACCTTATTGCAGGTAAGCTTCACATGGATGATATGGAGCTTATATGTAATCCTGATGGTATAAAGGCTGGTTTTATACCTGATAAGATACAGCATTATGCTATAATGAATAAAAAGCTTCAAGTGCTTAAAGGAGAAGAAATAAACAGGATATTTGACTATAGAGTTGTAGTTACTAATCCAAATGCTTTGTCTGAAATAGAAAACAATAAAAGAGATGATATGTACAAAGCTCTATAGGAACTTGTACAAAAACAGGTACAAGATGAATAGTAGTTTTAGGCAGAGCTTGAGAAAATAAATGATTATTTTTCTTTTGAATGGTAGGACTTTAGAGAACTTCGAGGAAATTGCCTGCTTAATCATTATTCCAGACAAGATAACTTTTCCATAATGTTCAATCAAGGATTTATGGATGCAATGGTTATTGGTGAGGAAATGTATCAGTGTACTATTGTCGGAGGTGAGCCTGTTATTGAGAGACTTAATCCTATGAAAGTAAGGATATTCAAGTCAGGATACAGTAATAAAGTAGAGGATGCTGACATGATAATCCTTGAGGATTACTGGTCACCTGGAAGAATATATGATACATTTTATGACGTGCTTTCAGCTAAAGATATAAAATACTTGGAGACCTTTCCAGACCACTTCAGCCAAGGTGCTGTGGATGATATGGATAATATTGATGACAGGTATGGATGGGTAAACTCACATATGATATCTGATGTGATAGCAGAGAGCACAATGTTTTTTGACCCATTTGGATAGTATTCTGACAGTGTGAGCAATGAACTTCTCCCATTTGACATGAATGGAAATGTCAGAGTTATAAGAGTCTATTGGAAATCAAGAAGAAAGATAAAGAAAATCAAGTTCTTCAATGAGGAAGGAGAAGAGGATTTCACATTCATGCCTGAGAAATATATACCTAATGAGGATAATGGAGAGGAGGAGGAGATATTCTGGATTAATGAAGCTTGGGAAGGAACTAAGATAGGACAGGATATATACGTCAACATGAGGCCTATGCCTATATAGTATAATAGTATGACTAATCCTTCAGTATGTCATTTTGGTATTATAGGAAGTATATACAACTTTAATGATGACAAGCCATTCAGCCTTGTAGACATGCTTAAGCCATTCAATTACCTGTATGATATAATACATGACAGATTGAATAAGATGCTTAGTAGGAACTGGGGTAAGATGGTCAGACTGGATTTCTCCAAAATGCCTGCTGGCTGGGAGATGGATAAATGGGTATACTATGCCAAAACTATGGGTATTTTTATTGAGAATAATTTCAATGAAGGAAGCATAGGTGCTGCCACAGGTAAATTGGCAGGAGCTTTGAATAGTAATTCTCAAGGGGTTATTGATGCAGATTTTGGTAATAATATGCAACAGTACATCAATCTTATGGAGTTTATATCCATGGAAATGGATGAGGTTGCTGGAATATCAAAACAACGTGAAGGTAATATTGCCAACAGGGAAACTGTGGGAGGTGTTGAGAGAGCTACACTTTAGTCTTCCTATATAACAGAATGGTTATTTTCTATGCATGATGATATAAAGAAAAGAGTTCTTGAGTGTTTTCTTGAGACAGCTAAAATAGCACTTAAAGGCAGGTCAAAGAAATTCCAATATATATTGCCAGACCACTCCAAACAAATAATAGAAATAGATGGTGATGAGTTTGCCGAATGTGATTATGGCTTAGTTGTGGACAATAGCAGAGGTCTGCAAGAACTTCAGTAGAAGTTGGAAACACTGGCACAAGCTGCACTTCAGAATCAGACTCTTGATTTCTCCACTATAATGAAACTCTATATGAGTGCCTCTATAGCTGAGAAACAAAGATATGTGGAAAATAATGAAAGGCAGCTTAAAGAGCAAATGCAACAGCAACAGCAACAGCAATTACAACAGCAACAACAGATAGCTCAAGCAGAATTACAACAAAAGTAGGCAGAAATGCAGCTTAAGGACTCTATTAATCAAAGAGATAATGATACTAAGATTAAAGTTGCAGAGATCAATTCTGAGGCTGAGTTTGCTATTCTTGAGCTTAAAAATCATATGCTTGAGGCAGAGTAGGAGGCTGAACAGGAACCTGTATATACA